TCACCCGAAAGGATGTTGCTGAGTTCTGTTTCAGCGTCAAGACCATGAATTGCTTTCAGATCTTGTGCGAGTTCAAGCGAGTATTCAGCTTTAAGGGCACGTGTCTTTGCAGATACAGTAACCTTTTCGATGCTGAAGCCCATTTCTGGGAAGATGTAAGTGCTGTTCGAACCAAGAAGTTCGCCAGTACCAAGCAGAAGACCCATTGTATAGTTATACGTTGAGTTGCCTGCGTTGTTCGAAGAACCAGGAGCTGTACCAACAGTGTTAGCACCAACAGCAGTTGCAGAAGCTGCACCAGTGTTCGCAGCGTCAACACCTGCGCCTAGACGCGAAGAGTGACCTGTGTTTGCTTCGTTGTAGAATGCTTCAGCGCCCAGGGCGGTTGAGTTAGCATACTTCGAACGCATTGCGAAGATAAGGCCGGTTGGACCTGTCATTGGCTGAACGCCGCAGACATCGTATGCGATCAGGTTTGGCATCGAACGACGAACAAGTGAGATAAGCACTGGATCGAAGTTTGAAACGTTGCCAGCAACGTTCGTTGGCGACTCGCCAAGAAGCTGCTGTGAATTACCGTTTTGTGCATCTTCGCGAAGAGCATTTTCGGTGTTTTCTAGAATTTGTGCAGTGACAGCGCGCTTGTGGGCAGAGTCGATCGTTGGGAGATCGGCATGCTCAAGAACTGGCTTCCACTTATTTTGGACTTCCTCAGCTAACATTGTATTTTCCCCTTACCTTTTTGGTATCTTGGTTTTGGTATTTTTATTTATTATTTTAAAGTTCTTGAAATTGCTGCAGCATATTGAGCCATGTGAGCAGGAACTGGAGCAGCCTGTTCAGTTAGTTCTTCAGCTTCTTCAGCAATAACACCAGTCGAGACAACCTTCTTACCTTCGGTGAAGTACTTGTCCTTGATGATGTTCAATTTCTTGGCATATGTTTCAGAATCACTGAATTCAATGCCTTCGGCAAGTGTACGAAGCTTTTCAACCTGAGTGGCTGCAAGACCTTCGCTTACTTCGTCGAATGTGGCTTCTTGAGTTGCTTCGTCGATTACAGCTTGAAGCTCAAGTGTTGTGTTGATTGATTCGTCAAGCTTAGCTGTAAGCTCTTCGATCTGTGCATGCAGTTCACCAAGAACGTCGATCTTTTCATCAGGAACGTTGATGTATGATTCTGCAAACAGGTTACGGAGACCTTCCATGAAGTTCTCAGCAATTTCTGAACGAAGTGAAGTTTCGATAGCAAGCTTGTTTTCTTCAACCCACTGTTCAACAACATAATCAAGATACTGATCGATCTTGGTTGTCATTTCTTCTTTAACTTCTTCGACTTCTTCAGAAAGCTTCTCAGCAAATTCTTCTTCAAGACGAATAGTTTCAAGATTCATACGAGCTGTAAGAGCAGCTTCAAAAAGTGTTGATGCACTTTCTTTGAATTCTTCTGTAAGATCTTCATCAGCAAACATTGCACTGATATCTTCTTTAACAGCACCAAGAGTTGCACGTGGCATCTGGCCCATACCTGTTTTACCAGGAGCGGTTGCTGAAGGTGTTAGAGCAGCTTCCTTACCGATCTGTGCAAGCGAGTTGTTAAGGAAGTGAGAAAGATCTTCACCCTTAAGTTGTGCTAGCAGTGATGTGAAAGTAGCAAGCTTTTCAACAGTTGTTGGATTCGGCTTAAGTGTTTCCGAACCTGCAGATTCTACGATTTCGTCTTGAGCATTCTCAACGATTTCGGTTGTATCTTTATCTGACATTGTACACTCCTTGTGAATTTTATTTATTTATATTTGATTAAGATTTGGAAATTTCGTTGAGAAAGTTCTCAAAGATCTGTAATTTACGTTCGTTGTTAAGTTCGCGTGATCTTACAGCAGATTCGACCTGCAACTTAGATTTATGAGCTACCAACATGCTGTTTTCCCAGATCCATTCAACACCTTCCATGATGCCATTAACGAATGCATCAGGGGCTGAAGGATCAGCAACGATGTCGGCTGCTGTTGCTAGATGGAAATCGTCTTGAACTTCATTGATGCCTTCTTTGTTAAGGCGAAGTGATCCCATACCGCGGGAAGAAACACCGAGGCGAACACCTGATTCAATAAGACCCTTGGCTGTGTTACCCATAGGTGTATCAGTCAGCTTTGCCTTACCGATCCAGTTCATGCCTTCTTGACGAAGATTCGTGATTACGTGTGAAACGCGATCAAGGTTAATTTGTGGACCGTCTGGGTGACCTAGTTCTCCTAGAGCTCTACCCGACTTGACGTATGATTCGTTGTAGCGTTCTACTTCTTTGGCAAGAGTTTCTACCGGGTACATACGACCATTACGGTTTTTGATACCACCTTGTAGGAAGATGCCCTCGATGTACATGTTCTTCTTCCCGTCTTCACGAGCTTCGGTAACAACGGTTACATCTTCAGTAAGTTCAGTAATTAGTTTCATTTTTTCTTACCTAAGGTTATATTCTGAAGTGAATGTGCCTTGCTTCTGCAGTTCTAGCATGCAATATGCATTGGATGAGCCTACAAAGTTAACTACCAGGTTTGCAGTAGGATTAACGTTCAGTGGCATACCGCAACCAGCATAATCTTTCTGACCTGTCGAATCATATTCGGCAACAAGAGTAGATCCTCTTAGAACCTGGATAGTTCCAGTTCCATCACATCCCCAGAATGCTTGTGTGATATAAGCACCAGAAAAGACTTCGTTGTCAATGGCCACACAAGTAGATGTGCCATTAACATTAGTCGTAGTGCTATTACCGGCAAGAACGATATTTCCGCTATTGGCAGAAGATACGTGAATAACGAATGATGTATTTTTACGTGATGAAATTGTAACAGCCATTATTCACCTCTGTGTCTGATAGCAAAGTCTAGCATCTGTTCAACACCTTCAGGAGTTGTGCATGCTTCCATGAACTTTGACTTGTTGTCTTCGTTAAGCTTTTCGAATACTTCTAGCATAATACGCTGATGTGATTCAGAGATATCAGTCAGCTGCTTTTGTAGACGTTCTTCCTTGCGAAGTGGTTTGCCACCACGTTCTGCTGTCAACTTAGCAGCAATCGCCATAACCTGGCGCTTCTTTGCTGACTTGCCTTTGAACTGAGGAGCGTCTGACTTCTGGAAATCCTTTACTACGGTTCCCATCGAAGCTTTCTTCATGTCAAGCTTTTCTTCAAGCTCAACTTCTTCGTTAGCAATCTTACGAACGGTATTCTTGCGATTGTAATACTTGCGAGCATCATCGGCAGTTTCACCGCTCTTCTTGGAAAGACCAGGTAGTTGCTTTACTGCTTTTTTAGCATAAGAATCTTTTGTATCTGTCGAAAGCTCTTCTAGCTCTTCAACTTCTTCCTTAACACCCTTCTTCTTACGAAGAAGTTTGAAGTCATGCGCATCAACCTTGCCATTCTTATTGGCATCGATCTTGTGCTGATTACCCTTAAGAGCTTCGTAGACCTTTTCGTCTTCACCAGGATTGTAGCCCTTGCGTTCTTTACGACGGTCAATAGCCTTGGTGCTGCCTTTGAAGACATCATCGCCGTTGCCGTTACGATCAGGATTCTTTACAGTTACGTGCTTGTCGATAAACTTCTGTTCATCGGCAGACTTAACTTTTAAGTAACCTTCTAGAAAATCCTTAAGCGTCTTCGCCATCGTCGTCCAGTCCTTCTAAATCTTGGTCATCTAATTCTATATCGTCGTCCAGGTCTAGATCATCAACGTCATCAAACTCGTCGTCGTCAATGTCATCGTCAAGATCTTCGTTGTCTTGATCTTCTGGTTCTAAATCTTCTTCCGAAGCATAAATGCCCTGCGCTACACCTGTACGCATTGAATCAAGTGCTTCAGTAGCTTTTTGCCCCATGATGTCGTTGAACACCGAAGCAAACTTAGTTGGTTGCTGTTCTAGTGCTGTGTTGATTAAATCGTCAATATTTGGCATAACTTTTCTCCGTATTCTTTTTATTTATAATCAAGCCGGTTTCTTCACCACATCAGGTACTGCAGGACCAAAGTCCGCATCCTTAGGTGGTTTTACAGCCGGTGGAGCCGGTGGAGTACCTGCATCATCTGGCTGCATGCCGGTTCCAGGAATTGGTTGACCATCAGGTCC